ATGTTTAAACCGGAACTCCTTTCCCCGGCGGGAACGCTGAAAAATATGCGTTACGCTTTCGCTTATGGCGCAGATGCTGTTTATGCGGGCCAGCCGCGTTACTCCCTGCGTGTGCGCAACAACGAATTCAACCACGAAAATCTTCAGCTCGGCATCAATGAAGCCCACGCGCTGGGGAAAAAGTTTTATGTCGTGGTCAACATTGCACCGCACAACGCCAAGCTGAAAACCTTTATCCGTGACCTGAAACCGGTGGTGGAAATGGGGCCGGATGCGCTGATTATGTCCGATCCAGGGCTGATTATGCTGGTGCGTGAGCACTTCCCTGAAATGCCGATCCACCTTTCGGTGCAGGCTAACGCCGTGAACTGGGCGACGGTGAAATTCTGGCAGCAAATGGGCCTGACCCGCGTGATCCTCTCTCGCGAGCTGTCGCTGGAAGAGATTGAAGAGATCCGCAATCAGGTGCCGGATATGGAGATCGAGATCTTCGTTCACGGCGCGCTGTGCATGGCCTACTCCGGTCGCTGCCTGCTCTCTGGCTATATCAACAAGCGCGACCCGAACCAGGGCACCTGCACCAACGCCTGCCGCTGGGAGTACAACGTCCAGGAAGGGAAAGAAGATGATGTTGGCAACATCGTACACAAGTACGAGCCGATTCCGGTGCAAAATGTTGAGCCGACGCTGGGTATCGGCGCACCAACCGACAAAGTGTTTATGATCGAAGAGGCCCAGCGTCCGGGCGAGTATATGACCGCGTTTGAAGATGAGCACGGCACTTACATCATGAACTCGAAAGATCTGCGCGCCATCGCCCATGTAGAACGCCTGACCAAAATGGGCGTGCATTCGCTGAAAATCGAAGGCCGTACTAAATCTTTCTACTATTGCGCACGCACCGCACAGGTTTACCGTAAAGCTATCGATGACGCCGCTGCGGGCAAACCGTTCGATACCAGCCTGCTGGAAACTCTGGAAGGTCTGGCGCATCGTGGCTATACCGAAGGTTTCCTTCGTCGTCATACTCACGACGATTATCAGAACTACGAATACGGTTATTCAGTTTCTGACCGCCAGCAGTTTGTTGGTGAGTTTACCGGTGAGCGCAAGGGGGACCTCGCAGCGGTAGCGGTGAAAAATAAATTCTCCGTTGGCGACAGCCTTGAGCTGATGACGCCGCAAGGCAACATTAACTTTACCCTTGAGCACATGGAAAACGCCAAAGGTGAAGCGATGCCGGTCGCACCAGGCGATGGTTATACTGTGTGGCTCCCGGTCCCGCAGGATCTTGAGCTCAATTACGCGCTGCTGATGCGTAATTTCTCCGGGGAAACCACGCGTAACCCCCACGGTAAGTGATTAATTTCGATTATTTTTCCCGGATGGAAAATTCTTAGAAACCGATCACATACAGCTGCATTTATTAAGGTTATCATCCGTTTCGCTGAAAAACATAACCCATAAAATGCTAGCTGTACCAGGAACCACCTCCTTAGCCTGTGTAATCTCCCTTACACGGGCTTATTTTTTACGCGTAATACAATGAAATAAAAGGATTTATTTCTGGTCACGTCCACACATTGACCACATCGACAAAAAAGCCCCTCGACTGAGGGGCTTCCTGTTTGTAATTACATCCACATAATTTGCTGCCCTGACGGCAACGGGTGCGGCCTTACTGCGTGGACTTCTCCCGGCTTCACGATGTATCTCTGTACCGACTCATAAGTGATGAACGTGGCGCTGCAATTCACGTTCTGACACTGGTGATAACGCTCTTTTGTCGTGTCAGTGATATAGCGGCTTGTACGCGCATGTGCGGCATGCTGGCATAAAGGACAATGAAACATCGCGAGCACCTCTTCCGGTTTTGTTGATGGTGCCATTTTAGTTAATTTATCCTTATAAAACAAACAGATAAAATAAAAACATCACTCATCATCTTCTGTTTCGTACTCCACATCAGAAAGCCTGACCTCAAGCTCCAAGGACGTCGTGAAGCCGCTATTATTCAGAAAATGTGTCACCTTAGTGATTGTCCAGTCCTGCTCGTCTATGACGCGCTTAAAGCCTGACACTTTAACCGGTGTTTCCGTGTAAATATCAGCACGACCGGTAGCCAGACTGATGGAGAACTCCGCAACGCCCCGTTGCAGCTTATCCCACTTCGCCTGAGCGGCGCGCATGGCCTGTGCTTTCGTGGCATATACCGTGGTCAGTGCAAAAACGTTGTCAGCCTCACCGGCCATGTATTCACCTTCGCGCGCCTCCGGTACTTTTGGCGCTTTCTTCTGCGTGACTGGTTTCGCTTTCGGGTGCTCCAGTGCGCGCAGGTGTTTTTCTTTCTTTTTGCGTTTCAGTTTTACCTTCTGCTTTTGCGGCTTCGGGTCTTTGGTGTGTAACCACTTTGCCGTTACGCCGGTGTAAGCTCCACGGTCAGCAATCGCAAAATGATGACGGTCACCGTCGCTGCGGGTGATGGTAATCTGCGGGATTTTTTTACCGCTGGCCGTCACCCCCTGCCCCGCTTTGAGAAACAGCAGTTTTCCCATTTTTACCGACACCTCACCGCCGTTGCGTTCAGCAAGGCGGGTCAGGAATTTTGCATCAGACTCCTGCGACTGGTCGATGTGCGGGATTTTAATTCCGGCCAGTGACGGCGCGACACTGGCTTCCAGCCTGTTACGGGAGGCTATCGCCTCAACAATCGCACCGAGCGTGGTGTCATGCCATGAGCCTTCACGGCGGGAATTGAGCGTCCCGCGAAAATCTGCACTCCGGGCGCGGATGGTGACCACATCCGGCGCGCCCCGGTGTTCAACCTCATCAACGGTGAATTTCCCTTTGCATACCAGGGCAAAACCTTTCCAGCCGATATACACCGTCAGGACAGCGCCACGAACCGGCAGCCCGACCTGCCCGTCGGCATCGTTCAGTTCAATATCAAGCTGGTCAGCCTCAAAGCCCCGGTTATCCGTCAGGGTCATACTCATCAGACGGTCGCTGATATTGCCGGTAATATCCCTGCTGTCGAGCATCAGCATGTAATCCGGCGTCAGCGTACTGCCTGCATCAAATGTCAGTGCATCCAGCATTATCCCGCCCCCGTCATACCCGTGAATCTGGTCGCCATACTGCCAGCTTTACCGATGAGCGATTCCGCCTGTTTACCGATATCGCCATAAAGCGCGGCCAGTGATTCATCAACGCGGGTGAGCGACAGCGTAAAATCAATTTTCCGGGGTGTGCCGTCTGCAAAGAAAATACTCCCTGTTTCACTCACCCTGCTGATGACATACATGCCGTAAATCATGCCGATGCCATCCAGCAACGGCCACGCCCGGCCTTCCTCTGCCATCAGCCTGAGCGTGGTCATCGTCAGCTTTCCGCCGGTCAGTTCGGGATAAAGCACACCGGCAAGCGTGATGTTTTCCTCGCCAACGCCGAGAAACTGGTAGGCATCCCGTTTACCGATACGGGAATTTGACGGCCAGCGATAATCTGATTCACGCTGCATGGTCTGGTGTGGCAGCGTCTGGCGCATAAAAACAAACATACCTAACGCGAGCATCATTTTTCGTCACCTCCTTAACCGTCATGCATCATGCTGGCACGGGCGCGCGCACGTTTATCCCGCTCGTATTTTTCGAGCGCATCCTGTAACTGGCGGTCAAGCTGTGTCCCCGGCGCAGTACCACCCGTCAGGCTGATGTGATATTCGTTTTTACTCTGGTCCACATAAGAGCGGCCAGCCGGTGCCGTAACCGGCTGATAAGCCTGATAGTCTGCATAAGAGCTGGTCGCCGGAATATAACCACCGCTGCCATACGTGGCGGCTTGAGTTCTGGCGGCGGTCTGGTCAAGTGTGTCTGACTCTTTGTTGATAACACCGAGTTTTTCCAGTACCCAGTCAATTCCGCTGCGCAGTTTGTTGAACGCATTAAGCGGCAGCATCAGCGCGTCAGCCAGTGCCTGCCCGAACATGACGCCAGTATCACGGCAACGGTTCAGGGTGTCCTGGGTGGCTTTGACCGGGGCAATCAGGTTTTTAAACCACTGCCACGCGGCCTGTAACTTTTCGCCCAGCCAGTCAAACACCGGCTTAAGTGGCGTGAACAGTTCCCCCACCGGCGCAAATGCCGCTTTCAGCCCTTCCATCACACCGCCAAAGAATGCGCTGACAGGCTCCCAGTATTTACGGATAAGCAACGCCCCGGCGACAATGGCGGCCACCACGGCCACAATCAGGTTGTTGGTCGCATCCATCACCAGTGCGTCAAGGCTGGCATAATCACCGCCCTTACCCACGCGGATAACCTCAGAGGTCGTGTGACCTTCCTCGTCAGTGACCTTGCTCATCACGCGCGCCGGGGCTTCATTGCGGTATTTCTGCAGCCAGCCGACCGCCACATCCTGCAGCATCGGATTGCTGCTGCGGTCAGAGGTTTCGGCACGCCTCACGCCGTTAAAACCGGCCATGATGAAATCAAGGGACTGGCGTTTGATAATGGCGTTACGGACACGGAGCTGGAAATCCTGATAACGCGCCCACAGGTCCAGCGTTTTGTAGCGGATATAAAAATCGAAGTTAATCTGGTCGCATTCGTACTTGTTTGACGCCAGCTTCGAGAAGTCCTTCGGCTGACGCTCGGTGCCACCGGCGGTGTCGGTGGTGCTGGCGATGGAGCCGGTGACACCGATGCCAATTTTTTCCCCTTTCATTTCGCTGACCGGCACAATGTTGATGCGGGTCAGAAAGTCAGAGGACTCCTGCATGGTGTTCATCAGGGTCTGGGTGACCGACGGTTCAACGGTGAATTTTTTCGACACATCACCGGCGTCGATGCCGTTCAGTTCGGCAACACGGGACAGGTAGGCATTAAATTTAAAGCGGGTTTCCTGGCGCATAGTTTTTCCTGAAATTAAGGGTTAATCGTGAAGGTTTTCCCGGACTGACTGACGCCGGTCAGCAGTTCGTCATCAGGGCGTCACCGCCACCACCGTTGGCCTTGCTGCGGCGCTGCTGGGTCAGACTTTCGGTGTGGTCGAGACTGTTTTTCAGGCGGGTGAATGCCTGGCTGGTTTCATCCGCCCTGTCAGTCACATCCTGCTTAAGGGCGGAAAAAGCGGTTTCCATCTCAGCGAGGCGCTGCTCAGTGGCGCTCAGTTTTTCCTGCACATGTTCAGCAACAGCGGTCACCGCTTCATGCACGTCATTCAGACGGGCGTCATCGCTGGCCTGTTTGCGGCCAAAAATGGACTTCACCTTTTCGGTCAGGGCGGTGAACACGGTTTCAGGCAGGTCTTCAAATTCCAGCTCAACGGGCGTTGCCACTGAAATCAGGTTTTCAGGGCTTAATTTGAAGCGGTTCAGGGGGTTGTGTTTTGCCGTGCGGCAGAATTCCAGGTATTCCGTGCCGAGGCTTGCCGGGTCATCGGTGACGGCCAGACCCACCAGATAACATTTGCCGGTATTGGCAAAGTTCGGCTGAATTTCCATTGAGGTATAGACCTTCTGCGCGGCCTTGTTCATCGCGATAAGGTCATCGGTCGGGGTGATTTTCGCAAACAGCGCCCATTTGCCTTTCAGCGCCGAATCATCGTCAATCTTTTCGGCCTTCAGTTCGGCCACATCGCCATAACGCTTAAAAATACCGTCAGGCAGGATGCCTCGCAGATGTTCCAGGTTAATGCGGCAACCATAGACTCGCGGGTCAAAGGTTTCGGCCATTTCCTGAATATCCTGCGCACTGATGACACGCCCGTCACAGGTGTCACCCTCTACGCCGATACGAAAGAATTTTGAGACTTTTTTTGCCATTGTCAGGAGTCCTGAATAGTGATTAGAGGAGTCACATGTCGGCATCAGTTTCCCGACGATGCGCATCCTCCGCCATCAGTCCCGGATGGCTTATCACTGACACAACAGCACCTTAGCGAATCGCGGGGCGCGACTCAGTAGCCTTGCCGTGTATTCATCACGGCGAGGTATTCATGACCATCACCACAGACACCACTCTTTTACACGACCCGCGTCGTCAGGCGGCGCTGCTGTACTGGCAGGGATTTTCCGTGCCGCAGATTGCCGCCATGTTGCAGATGAAACGCCCGACGGTGCAGAGCTGGAAACAGCGCGACGGCTGGGACAGCGTTGCCCCCATCAGCCGTGTCGAAATGAGTCTGGAAGCGCGGCTGACCCAGCTCATCATCAAACCGCAGAAAACCGGCGGTGACTTCAAGGAAATTGACCTGCTCGGACGCCAGATTGAACGACTGGCACGGGTCAACCGTTACAGTCAGACCGGCAACGAGGCAGACCTTAATCCGAACGTCGCTAACCGCAACAAAGGCGGGCGGCGCAAACCGAAAAAGAATTTTTTCAGTGACGAGGCCATCGAAAAGCTGGAGCAGATTTTCTTTGAGCAGTCTTTCGAATATCAGTTGCACTGGTATCGCGCCGGGCTTGAGCACCGCATCCGCGATATCCTGAAATCCCGCCAGATTGGCGCGACGTTTTATTTTTCCCGCGAGGCGCTGCTGCGCGCCCTGAAAACAGGTCATAACCAGATTTTTCTGTCGGCCAGTAAAACGCAGGCGTATGTGTTCCGCGAATACATCATCGCCTTTGCCCGGCTGGTTGACGTTGACCTGACCGGTGACCCGATTGTCCTGGGCAATAACGGCGCAAAACTGATTTTTCTCGGCACCAACTCCAACACCGCGCAGAGCCATAACGGCGACCTGTACGTCGATGAGATTTTCTGGATCCCGAATTTTCAGGTACTGCGTAAGGTGGCATCAGGTATGGCCTCACAGAGTCACCTGCGCTCGACCTATTTCTCCACCCCGTCCACGCTGGCGCACGACGCCTACCCGTTCTGGTCGGGTGAACTGTTCAACCGGGGACGCGCCAGCGCCGCCGAACGCGTGGAAATCGACGTCAGTCATAATGCCCTTGCCGGTGGGCTTCTCTGTGCGGACGGTCAGTGGCGGCAGATTGTCACCATTGAGGACGCCCTGAAAGGCGGCTGCACACTGTTCGACATTGAGCAGCTCAAACGCGAAAACAGCGCCGACGATTTTAAAAACCTGTTCATGTGTGAATTTGTTGACGACAAGGCGTCGGTATTCCCGTTCGAGGAGCTGCAACGCTGCATGGTCGACACGCTGGAAGAATGGGAAGACTATGCGCCGTTTGCCGCCAATCCGTTCGGCTCCCGCCCGGTATGGATTGGTTACGACCCGTCACACCGTGGCGACAGCGCCGGATGCGTGGTGCTGGCACCGCCGGTGGTGGCCGGTGGCAAATTCAGAATACTTGAGCGTCACCAGTGGAAAGGCATGGACTTTGCCACCCAGGCGGAATCCATCCGCAAACTCACCGAAAAATACAACGTCGAATACATCGGAATTGATGCCACCGGCCTCGGTGTCGGCGTGTTCCAGCTCGTGCGCTCGTTCTATCCCGCCGCGCGCGACATCCGCTACACGCCGGAAATGAAAACCGCAATGGTGCTCAAGGCAAAAGACGTTATCCGCCGTGGCTGTCTGGAATATGACGTCAGCGCCACCGACATCACCAGCTCGTTTATGGCTATCCGCAAGACCATGACCAGCAGCGGACGCAGCGCCACCTATGAGGCCAGCCGCAGCGAGGAAGCCAGCCACGCCGACCTCGCATGGGCGACCATGCACGCCCTGTTAAATGAGCCACTCACCGCCGGTATCAGCACCCCGCTGACATCCACCATTCTGGAGTTTTACTGATGAGCAAGAAAAAAGGGAAAACACCGCAACCTGCGGCAAAAAAAATGACCGCCAGCGCCCTGAAAATGGAGGCATTCACCTTTGGTGAGCCGGTGCCGGTACTCGACCGCCGTGACATTCTGGATTACGTCGAGTGCATCAGTAACGGCAGATGGTATGAGCCACCGGTCAGCTTTACCGGTCTGGCAAAAAGCCTGCGTGCTGCCGTGCATCACAGCTCACCGATTTACGTTAAACGCAATATTCTGGCCTCGACATTTATCCCGCATCCGTGGCTTTCTCAGCAGGATTTTAGCCGCTTTGTACTGGATTTTCTGGTGTTCGGTAATGCGTTTCTGGAAAAGCGTTACAGCACCACCGGTAAGGTCATCAGACTGGAAACCTCACCGGCAAAATATACCCGCCGTGGTGTGGAAGAGGATGTTTACTGGTGGGTGCCGTCCTTCAACGAGCCGACACCTTTCACGCCCGGCTCCGTGTTTCACCTGCTGGAGCCGGATATTAATCAGGAGCTGTACGGCCTGCCGGAATATCTCAGCGCCCTTAATTCTGCCTGGCTGAATGAGTCGGCCACGCTGTTCCGCCGCAAGTATTACGAAAACGGCGCACATGCCGGATACATCATGTACGTCACTGATGCCGTGCAGGATCGCAACGATATCGAAATGCTTCGCGAAAACATGGTTAAGTCGAAAGGCCGCAACAACTTTAAAAACCTGTTTCTCTATGCCCCGCAGGGGAAAGCTGACGGCATTAAAATTATCCCGCTCAGTGAAGTGGCAACGAAGGACGATTTTTTTAATATCAAAAAAGCCAGCGCCGCTGACCTGCTGGACGCACACCGCATCCCCTTTCAGTTGATGGGCGGCAAGCCGGAGAACGTCGGGTCGCTGGGTGATATTGAGAAAGTGGCAAAGGTCTTTGTCCGCAATGAGCTTATCCCGTTACAGGACAGGATCCGCGAGATAAACGGCTGGCTCGGTCAGGAGGTCATCCGCTTTAAAAACTACTCACTGGACACTGACAACGGCTGAACATCGCCGCCTGCGGGCGGCTTTTTTACACCCCGCCCTCACACGCTCACCACCGCACAAAACATCCCGCAGACACACCAACGCCCCGGCGAACAATCTAAACGCCATCACGACGCGCTCAGACGCTGAAAAAATAAAATCAGCACTACCGCCAGCGCGCAGTGCTTTCCCCGCCTCGCCCGCCCGCTTCATGAGACGGTTTTAATGCAGTTGCATTATGTCCCGCTCCTCAGTGCTGCGCTCCATCCTGATTACAAAAACCGTTATCAAAAACACATGCAAATAGACGCAGTCAAATGCGCTACCGCCTCTCGCAATACCTTCAATTTCATGATAAAAAACATCATCCCTAACAAGAGCATTATCCTCATGAAAAAAGTATATGAACTAACCAGTGAAGAAGCACTGTCATATTTTCTTCGCCATGACTCCTACACAACCTTAGAATTACCGGCTTATATTAATTTCACCACATTATTAAATGATATTAATTCATCTATCCATAACAAAAAAATTAAAATTGAACCAACCGCCAAGGAGCTGATGGGTAAAGATATCAATTATGAGGTGCTTGTCAGTAAAGATGGTCTATATAGCTGGCGTAGGATAACACTTATCAATCCCCTTTATTATGTCTACTTCTGTAGAAAAATCACAGCACCAGCAACCTGGGAAATCATAACAGAAAAATTCAAATCTTTTGAATCAAACGACCTTTTTACATGTTCAAGCATCCCCGTCAGAAAAGACAACTCGTCAAACATTGCTGCATCTGTAATGAATTGGTGGGAAGATTTTGAACAAAAAAGCCTTGCCCTTGCTCTTGAATACGAATTCATGTTCAGCACTGACATCTCAAACTTCTACCCATCAATATATACTCATAGTTTTGAATGGGTATTCATATCAAAAGAAGAGGCAAAGAAGAAAAAAAGCAAAAATAACCCAGGAGGATTAATTGACAGCCACATTCAAATGATGATGAACAACCAGACAAATGGTATTCCACTCGGCAGCACATTGATGGATACATTTGCTGAGCTTATCTTGGGTCAAATCGATATAGAATTAAGAAAAAAAACTAACGAACTCAAAATAATAAACTACAAGGTAGTACGCTATCGTGATGATTACCGGATCTTCTCTAATAGCAAAGATGATTTAGACATAATATCAAAATGTTTAGTCAATGTATTGGGCGATTTTGGTTTAGATCTAAACTCAAAAAAAACTGAACTATATGAAGACATCATACTTCATTCGTTGAAACAAGCTAAAAAAGACTACATCAAAGAAAAAAGACATAAGTCACTCCAGAAAATGCTCTATTCAATATATTTATTTTCACTTAAACATCCAAACTCGAAAACAACCGTTAGATATCTAAATGATTTTCTTAGGAATTTATTTAAGCGAAAGACAATTAAAGATAACGGCCAACAGGTTGATGCTATGCTTGGTATTATTTCAAGCATCATGGCAAAAAACCCTACAACGTACCCAGTAGGAACGGCAATTTTCTCAAAACTCCTCAGTTTTCTTTATGGTGATGACACCCAAAAAAAATTAACAAAGCTAGAACAACTCCATAAAAAACTGGATAAACAACCCAATACAGAAATGCTTGACATATGGTTTCAGCGAACTCAAGCAAAAATAAACCTAGAGTGGGATAAATCTTATAAGTCAGCTCTATGCGTCCGTATAAATGATGAACTCACAAAAGAGAAAACATTTTCTGTAAATAATTTATGGAATATTGACTGGATCCAAGGAAAAGAAACAAGCCCCAATAAAGCCAAAATATTATCCTTGCTAAGAAAAACAAAAATCGTTGACACAGATAAATTTGATAAAATGGATGAAAATATAACACCTGAAGAAGTTAATCTATTCTTTAAAGAGCACAGCAATTAATATCCCAAAGCCATGTTAGTAACATAACATGGCTTTTTTAAATCACTCATTATCAGTTATCAAGAACGAACATAACATTCTATTCCGAGGAGTTAAATTATCATTAGATCCACTTAATATCCGTTATATCCTCCAGCCACTCCTCATCTACCAGATAGGTGAATTTTTTCCCGTCATAATTTACGGTTGCTCCACGCGCCAGCGCCTCAAGCTCCCATCGCTGCGGCCTGATACCGTTCTGAGCGAGGTCAACGCGGATACGGGTAATTTGCATTCGTTCCGACCGGGTCAGTCTGGCCGATGGTGCCATTTCATACTGTTTTAACGGGCTTCCGTTTCTCTGCTGACGATTTGGTGTTCTCAGTCCGCATTTTAATGCACCTCTGAGCGCCCTCACAACCTCCGGGTCACTCCATTCGATAACACCGTCATCAACCAGATTAAGCACTGCTGCGGCGTGTTCAGAAGGTGTGGGAGCCGGTAACGAAGTATCACCACCGGTGAGCTTTCCACAGTTATTGACAGGACTCCGAGGCGCGGCGATGCCGCTTTTTAAAGTCAAAGGCTCAACGACCGGCACTTTCGGAACAATGCGCCAGTCCGTCGTTCTGGTGATATGAATATGACGCGCGCCGAGATGCGGCGCGTAAATGCCGACCACTCTCTCGACTTCTTCCTCGTACTCGTTAACTTCATCCGACGGACTACGGGCGACCCTGACAGTCTGACAATCGCGCGGGACATTTGCCCCACCCTGCGCGCTGATATACAGCGCAAAATCGCCACTGTCTGCGGCAGCGCGTGCAGCCTCGACGCGTTCGTCAAACTCATCAGCAATGCTGACGCCGCGAGGTAATTTGCGTAGTTCACGGTAAGCCCCCATTGTCGGCAGGCCAACCGTTTTAAATTGCGGAATGCGCCACGTTGACGCCCATGCGGTAACAGCCGCGGCAGTGTCTTTCAGCGGCCTGCCGGTGTCGTTATCGAGCTGACCATCCAGTGCATAGCCGTCGATGTTTTTTGAAATGTATTTCGCGATATACCCCGCAGCACCGCCCCGGTTAAGGTGTTTTGCCTGAAAACGGTTTCGCGCGGCTCCTCTTTCGTCGCCATCCTCTTTGAGCGCATAGCGACGCATGATTTCGATAATCTGGTTACGCTGGCGCGGATTACAAAAAAGCATCATATGCCAGTGCGGCGTTCCGTCGTGGTGTGGCTCGACGACACGCAAACCGTAGACCTGTAAATCATTATCCTTGAATGCCGTGCGCATCAGGCTCCAGATACGGCAGAGATAACGCTGCGCATCCTTTGGATTAAATGCCTCATCGTTCCAGCCGTGATTTAGCTGGACGGTTTTACTTTCGCCTTTTCTGACCTGACGTGTCGGGTGATACTTTGACGGCGCGGTCAGCGTGATAAACATCCCCACATCACCCTCTGCTGCGGCGTAACGCTCAATACCGGCAATGGTGTTCATCAGCTCCATCCGGCGAATTTCAGGATTAGAAATACTGCCCATCACCTTACTGATAAGGTCGATGCGCTCGCCGGTTTCCCTGTTTTCAAGGTCACACGATTTAAGAAATTCCAGATTTGCCTGGCGGCGCGCACGCACATCACGAATGGCATGTTTACTGGCATAAGGAGAACGGTCTTTATTGACCTCCCCGACAGCTATCAGTAACGCTTCATGCCAGCGCATACGCTGGCCTTTAAGCTGATGAGTCCACCACTCATCGTTAAACAGACGGGCAATGGCAGAATATGCCTGCCTCGTGGTCATCTGTCCTTTACGGTATTTTTTCCAGTAGAGCGGGGAAATATTGAAAGCACGTGCAGCGCCAGCAACATGACCATACAGGTGAGCCTGCGCCTCATCCGTAAACAGCGATTCTTTTTCACCATGCGCATCAACCCATGCATCACAGAGTTCCTCATACATCATGAAAAGCTGCGATGAGATACGGGCGGCAAACTTTTTCAGCTCCTTGTCATTCATTCCCGGCAGGCGCGCATAGTGATCACGCTCTGCCAGAAACAGCAACGACGCGTCGGTGTTCATTTCATGGCGCTGATTCACACGCTCAATGCGCGGCCATAAACGACGCTGAAAAGTAGATGTGAGGAAATAAAACCCGTGCACCGGGCTTTTATTGCGCCGGATGTAGTCATAGCGTGAAGTAAACAGCGAGCGCAAAAAGTAAGGCAGGCGGTTAATCGTGGATAAAACACCTTGCACCTGACGCATCTCGTCACGTGTAAGAGGTCTTTCGCGCCCGACAGCCTCGCGTGGCGCGTTCCATGCATAAGCACCGGTAAACGCCTTACCGGTGCCTGCGGTAAATGCTGACGGAGGGACAAAACGCCCGGAGGCTTTAACGGCCATATGAGCCAAAAGCCTCTGAACAACGCTTGCTGAGTTGCTCAACCTGCGCGTTTAAATCAGCAAAAGATTTTGCGCTTCCGGTCAGAATATCGTGATGCATCAGGCCGGAAACGAGCTGGCCTAATTTCGGGTAATAACCAACCACCGCCAGCCATTCCTGACCGGCGTTTTTACCGCTTTCCGCTCTCTTTTTCTCGTGGAGAATAAACTGAAAGCTGTCACTGGTAACGACATAACGTTCGCCAATTTCAATACGAATACTCATGCCGTTCTCCGGTAATGTTTGTTTTTTGCTTCAAAGACTGACTGACAGGAAACACAACGCGTGGCTGACGGATAAGCCGCACGACGGGCAGCAGGTATTGGCGCGTCACACTCTTCGCAAACCAGCGCAGAAACACCGCAATGTTTTACCCTTGCCGCGTTAATCTGGCGCTCCAGTAATTCAGCCTGTTGTTCCTGAATAAAATCCACGTTGTCCGGCATTACCAGCTCCTTTTGTCGTTCAGCTTCTTAAATTCATCAGCGCAATAACTGGCGAGTTCTGTCGTTAATTTTGTCAGTTCATCCACTGAGGAAATTTGCTTGTGGAATACAGCGCGTTTAACAAGTAAATTGACCACATCAGACAGGAGGTTTAATTCACTCTGATAAATCGCGATAACAGATTCAGTTATTTCGCGCTTCTCTTTATCAATACCAAGTTGAATAAGAGACAAATCACCATTTTTCATAACGGCGATTTTTAAGGCGTTATTCAGTAATACAACCGAACGAGAACAGGACATCAAAGCACCTCCCCGCGAGACAATCCGATATTGTGAAATTTTTCCGACTCCTGACTGAGCAGCTCAACTATCTCCACGCGGGATAACTCCGCCTTTGTGATGTGGCGAATCATGGCGTCAAGATGAGAAGAAAAGCGCGTCGCAGCGTCGGCCTGTGCTTCGGTTCTGGCCTGTTGCAGCAGTAATGCGTATTTACCGCACTGATTTTCAGAAACTGTATGCATGACTTTCTCCAGGCAAAAAGAAGCCCCGCACGATTAAGTGCGTTAAAAACTCTGGTTAATTACTTAATGCAGATATTGCTCTGGTTTTACCGACGTCAGAATTGTCGGTGCATACTCAAACAGGCTGAATAATTCACGTAATGCACGGAATAAAGCATCACGCCAGTAACATGACTCTTCATTAATTCGCCAGTATGGCTGGTTAAATTCTTTTTCAGTCAATCCGGCATGCATAAATAAAGTACGACGCTGACTGACTGTTAAAAAACTAATATATGCATACTCACTTGCACCGACCTGACGACGTTTTGAGAATGCCCCACGCAATTCATCAATTGCACATACCAGTCGTTCACGTTCGACGTCGTTCATTTCTTCAAAACGCATCGTTGCGTGACGCTGTTTTAACTGCGCATGAAAGCAAACTGTTAGCCGTTCGCGCTCCATCATCTGATTATAATAATCACATGTATCCTGCCAGCGAGGAACGGCAAGATGCTTACCAATTATCCGGCGCATAGCTGCTGGCTGTTTTTCAACGAGATTGAGCGTCATCACTGTCATTTCCATACCCTCCGGCTTTTCAGAAAGGTCAGAGCCTTTTTTAACGGACTCTGTTTTTTGGTGCGGATAATGATTCCCTTACGCCCCTTACCGTGGGTGATGGTGAAGTCAATCGCCCTGGGGCTTTCGTTACGCAGTAACTGAGCAATACAACGAGGCTCATTCATACGGTTCTCCTTAACGTGGTTCACCGAGACCTAACCACATCAACCAGCCGTCACGAATCTCTTTAGGTCGGCTTTCATAAGCCAGTTTTAGTCCGTTATTCCATGCCGGAAGGTATACCCAATATTCACCTGCACGACCTGAAGCTGATTGTGGATCGGTCATATCAATTACAGGCAGCTTTCCTTTATCGATCATCCGACGAACCGCTCCTGTCGATTTTCCTATTAGTTTTGCGAACTCCTGATAAGGAATCGCATCAGTCATGAGTGTTACTTGCTTGCTCATGTCGTCCTCTAGCCCTCATGAATTGCGTTTAATGTCTTATAATGCCTTTTAGTGCCCACATCCAAGCACTAAACAATCTACATCTAAACTAAATACTATTGAGATCTAAACACCATGTCAAACACGATAAGCGAGAAGATAGTCTTAATGCGAAAATCAGAGTATTTGAGCAGACAACAACTTGCTGATTTAACAGGGGTTCCGTATGGCACGCTGAGTTACTATGAAAGTGGTCGTTCAACACCTCCAACAGATGTCATGATGAACATCCTGCAGACCCCACAATTCACCAAATACACTTTATGGTTCATGACCAATCAGATCGCTCCTGAGTCCGGGCAAATTGCGCCCGCTCTCGCACACTTTGGGCAAAACGAAACAACGTCGCCCCACTCCGGTCAAAAGACTGGTTAACAATTCATCGTGAATATATTCATCACAAGTGCCTACTATTGGTGGCTAAATTTCAGCCACCACGAAAAAAGCGATTAGTAGTCGCAAAAAAACACACCACTCGGAGGGTTTTCTGATGGCAATCAAAAAACTCGATGATGGTCGATATGAAGTGGACATCCGCCCTACTGGACGTAATGGAAAACGCATCCGTAGGAAGTTTGATAAGAAAAGCGAAGCTGTCGCTTTCGAGAAATACACGTTGTACAACCACCACAATAAAGAATGGCTATCAAAACCAACAGACAAGCGACGTCTGTCGGAGCTGACACAGATCTGGTGGGATTTAAAGGGTAAACACGAAGAGCATGGGAAATCTAATCTTGGAAAAATTGAAATCTTCACAAAAATAACGAATGACCCATGCGCATTTCAAATTACGAAATCGCTTATCAGCCAGTACTGCGCCACCCGAAGAAGTCAGGGTATTAAACCTTCGAGTATCAATCGTGATTTAACATGTATTAGCGGCATGTTTACAGCCCTGATTGAAGCGGAGTTATTCTTTGGTGAGCACCCTATCAGAGGGACAAAAAGGCTTAAGGAGGAAAAACCAGACACAGGCTATCTCACGCAGGAAGAAATTGCCTTACTGCTTGCTGCTCTTGACGGCGACAACAAAAAGATTGCGATTCTTTGCCTGAGTACTGGAGCACGTTGGGGAGAAGCAGCTCGTTTGAAAGCAGAAAATATCATCCATAACCGCGTCACGTTTGTTAAAACGAAAACAAACAAACCACGCACCGTCCCGATCTCAGAGGCTGTTGCCAAAATGATCGCGGATAACAAACGAGGTTTTTTATTCCCTGATGCTGATTACCCTCGCTTCAGACGAACAATGAAAGCAATAAAACCGGATTTGCCAATGGGGCAAGCCACACATGCACTAAGGCACAGCTTTGCCACTCATTTCATGATTAATGGAGGAAGTATTATCACGCTACAACGGATACTAGGTCACACGCGGATTGAGCAAACTATGGTTTACGCTCATTTTGCGCCAGAGTACCTTCAGGACGCCATTTCTCTTAATCCGCTAAGAGGTGGTACTGAGGCCGAGAGTGTCCACACAGTGTCCACAGTAGAGTAACGTTTAAGGGCTTTCAGTGGTAATTTATGCCGCTCAAACCCGCATTGTACCGTTGAAAGCCCCTACTGGTGACACCCTAAATCTCCCTTACACGGGCTTATTTTTTTATGCATAAGCCCTATCTCTGGTAACCGTCTTCCATTGACCACATCGATAGAATCCTCCTTCATAGCACGATGCCTTTCACTTATCGGCATCGTGCTCCCACAGGTTCCGGCTACGCACAGCCAGAACGCGCATATTTGACGCTTACCAAAAAATATTCTCACTCTCCACATTTGAATGTCAGACGAGCGACACCATGTAATCCTACACCTTCTGTCTTCAGCTCAACTATTTGCATTTTTTTGCCCTGAGTAACACAGAAATGAGTTGCATCATTTTTTACTATATTTTCTGCACCAGATATTCTGCCCCTGGCTAAAGAAGCTTCGGCTTCGGTGTAGTATTGGTTATCGAGTTTACGCTGAATATTACTTTTATATGCAAGACCAAATTTACCGATACTTGTCTCATCATTATGCACAGCACAACCAGACATAATAAAAATACTAATTAATGATATAGCAGCTATCTTTTTCAT